TTCTTGCTCGGAGAAGCCTGGGGGGAACGCGAAGAAGAGCAACATCGCCCTTTCGTCGGCACAGCCGGTTGGATACTCGACGGAATGTTATCCCAAGTTGGACTTAACCGCCACGACTGTCACATCACCAACGTTTTCAACCTTCGTCCTAAGCCAAGCAATGATGTTAAGAACCTCTGTGGAACGAAAGCGGAAGGCATTGCAGGACTCCCTGCTTTGACAAAAGGCAAATATGTTCTCAAGAAATACCAATCCGAGCTTGATCGACTCTATGGAGAAATTAATAAGATCGAACCCAATGTTATTGTTGCCCTTGGAGCAACAGCGGCTTGGGCGCTCCTTAAATCCACAGGAATTAAATCTATTCGTGGATCGGTGGCTCTTACTCATCCAGGACTTCCACTCGACAGACAGTACAAAGTAGTTCCAACCTACCACCCTGCCGCTGTCGGACGAGATTGGAGCCAACGACCTGTCACCCTCGCCGACCTCGATAAAGCCAAGCGTGAGAGCGAGACTCCTGAGTTCAGCCGTCCGCCACGTGAGCTTTGGTTATATCCGACGCTAGATGATCTTGCTGAATTCGAGAGAAAACATATCCTACCTGTGGAAGATTTAGGATCAGACATTGAAACTTGGCAAAATCAAATTACTTGTATCAGTTTCGGTACAAGCACTCACGGTATCATCATTCCATTTGTGTCCGAACTTCGTCCCGGTAAAAATTACTGGCCGACAGTTGAGGAAGAGCTTGAAGCGTGGAACTATATTCGTCGCTGGAACTCAATGAAGAAACTTATATTTCAGAATGGAATGTACGATTTTCAATTCGAGTGGCGAAGTTATGGCATTCCAGCTCCGATGGCGGCGGAAGATACCATGCTTCTCCATCACGCGTTCCAGCCGGAAATGGAAAAAGGACTTGGCTTTCTGGCAACAATTTATACCGACGAACCGAGCTGGAAATTTATGCGGAAGGGGATGAAACATGATTAACTATCTCGCCTGCCCCTACACCCACGCCGAAGAGCATATGCACCAACAGCGTTACGAACAAGTAACCGCCGTTGCCGCTGAACTTATGCGTCGAGGCCATGTCATTTATTCGCCTATAACCTCCATGCACTATCTCGCTCGAAAGCTGAAAGCAAATGAAATTGATTGGCTCCAACACGATCTTGCAATTCTAGCCCGATGTGATAAACTAATCGTTCTGCAGTTGGATGGATGGAGAGATAGTGTGGGACTGAAACGGGAGATTGAATTTGCCACTGAGAAAAATATTCCCATCACCTACATCTGGCCGAGCAATTTCTAGTGGCGAAAATCATCAACACAGCTGAAGCGGATTTCTCCCAATTTAATGTGGATGAAAATCATTGGGTTTACAACGGACTTGACAGTTGTTTGACCCACGAAATCTTCCACACCCTCCAGCCAATGGTTGACGAAACAGCGCTCCGCACTTATGAATTTTCTAAAGCACTTCAAGCGCCTGTTGCTGAAATGTGTCTGCGCGGCATTCTCGTTAACAAGAACCGTCGTCGTAAAGTGCTCACCGAAATGCGGGCGCATGTGGCGAGACTCGAAGAACAGTTCAACGCCTTGGTTCGCGACGGTGTAGGAGTTCCGCCGATCAATTGGCGCTCCTCCGCACAAGTCATGAACCTGCTCTATAAGGTTATGAACCTGCCGACGCAGAAGAAACGAAATTCCAATGGGATTTATGCTCCATCTGTCGATCGTGATGCGTTGGAGAAACTGCAAATCTACTTCATCGTAGAGCCTATCATCAATCACTTACTTGCCCTTCGCGATCTGGGCAAGTCAATAGGATTTCTCGAAACCGCAACCGATCCTGATGGGAGAATGAGAAGTGACCTCAAAATTGCAGGAACAGTCACAGGTCGCTTTGCTTCGAGTGTTACAGACTTTGGAACTGGAACCAATTTGCAGAATGTCACTGAGTCCCTCCGGTCTGTCTTTGTCGCTGATCCAGGATATAAACTTGCTAACCTCGATCTCGAACAAGGAGATAGTCGAAACGTTGGTGCGATTTGCTGGAACCTCTTTAGCGACCATCCGGATTGGAGTGAACGAACGGCGGGAGCTTATCTTGATGCTTGCGAAAGTGGAGACCTCCATACCACAGTAGCTAAAATGGCGTACAAACAACTCGCTTGGGGAACCGCGCCTGATCGCGAGATAGCCGAGCAGCGTTTCTATCGCCATTTCGACTACAGATTTATGTGCAAGAAACTTGGCCACGGCCGGAACTACATCGGCCAGCCTCCAACATTAGCGAAGCACGCTAAAATCCCTGTCCAACACGCCAAAGATTTCTGCGCCGCTTACGACCAAGCTTTCCCTTGCATTCCCGCTTGGCACGAGTCGATTAAGTATCGTCTCGCCACCGTCGCCAACATCACGAACCTTTTCGGCCGCCGTAGATTTTTCTTCGGCCGACCAAAGGACGCAGCTACACATCGAGACGCTGCGGCTTACGAAGCCAGCTCTTGCACTTCCGACGAAATCAATACTGGTATTTTACGTTTATGGAGAGCTAATCGCGTTCAACTTCTCATGCAAGTTCACGACAGTATTTTATTTCAATATCCAGAAGAACTCGAAGATGAAATTATCCCTTGGGCATTAGAGACTTTAAAAGTTTATTTAACATTGAAAAAAGGTCGCGAGTTTCATGTCCCCACAGAAGCCAAAGTTGGCTGGAATTGGGGCAATTGGTCAGAGGATAATCCAGATGGACTTAAAAAGTGGAAGGGCGGGGACGACCGTAAGCGAGAGGAAACCCAACTCAAGCTTAGTCTATGTCTCGTAGATTAAAGAATTTCGTAGACGCATTTCTATCATTCACTGAAGGAAAAGGTTCCCCGAGGATTTACCGTCTTTGGGCGGCTATTTTTACCATCGGCGCGGTGTGTGAGAGAAAAGTGTGGTTGACCACTGCGAAAGGGAGGTTGTTCCCTAATCAGTATATCTTGCTCGTCGGCCCCGCAGGTATTGGCAAATCGCTGTGCACGAATATCATCTATGAGCTTCTCGACGAAGTACGCTCACCGGAAACTCCATTCCATATCGCGCCCACGAGCGTCACGAAAGCCTCACTTATCGACAGCTTGGCCGAGGCTGATCGACGAATTATCCGACCGATGGAGAGTCCGGCTGTCGTTTCATTCAACTCGCTAACGATCGTGCCGAATGAGTTCGGCGTTTTCCTTCCCTCATGGGAGGGGGATTTCATGTCATCGTTAACGGATCTGTGGGATTGCAAACACTATAGTGAAACTCGTCGAACACATAAAATCAACATCAACATTCCGAACGCGCAGCTGAATATGTTCAGCGCGACAACGCCGATCTACTTAACTTCGCTGCTTCCGGAAGGTGCTTGGGAACAGGGTTTTATGTCTCGTATGCTCATTGTATACTCTGGCGAAAATATCCATACCGATCTGTTCAACCTATTCGACAATGACCAGGCAGGTTGGGCTGACCTCGTTCACGACCTCCGCGACATGTACAAAACTTATGGAGAAATGGAAGTCTCGGACGAAGCAAAGTTGGCGATTAATGAATGGTCGAAGCAAGGCGGACCGCCGATTCCCGATCACCCCAAGCTAGCGTCCTATTGCGCCCGCCGTGCCGCGCACCTACTCAAGTTGTGTATGGTGGCGGCTATGGCGTCCGATAGCGCCCGTATCATCACGTTGGACCACTTCGCGGAAGCCTTGGATTGGCTAGTCGCGCTTGAGGCATTCATGCCCGATGTATTCAAGTCGATGAAGGTTGGTGGTGATGGGCGGGCTATTGAGGAATGCTGGCACTATGCCCGCCAGGTTTATATGAAAAGCAAAGAGCCTGTTCCCGAACATCGTATCGTGCAATTTCTGCAGGAAAAAGTTCCGGTCCACAGCATTGCACGGATATTAGATGTTATGGAGAGGGCAAAGTTGTTGGAGAAGAAATTCACCGCAACAGGCGGAACAGGTTATGTTCCAACAGCTAGTGAAGCAGCTTAAATAACTCTATACTTCATTGATGATCCAGCTTTAAATGTGCAAGCATTGGCTGCCGCACTTTCCGCAGCGCCCTCAAAAGTAATGGCAGCTGGTGAACTACCAGATCTTAACTTAACCCTCCCACGAAGTGGCCAAGGCTCTCCTGAAGTGGCTACAGCGCCTGATGTAACAGAAGATGATGATCCTCCCGTAGTAAAAGAGTCAGTAACAAAGGTTGGTCCCGCTGTTCCCTGTGTAATTTCTATAACCGAATAGCCGTATTGGGTATTGTTCGCAGCACCAGGAACGCTGATCTGCAATCTGGGCATGTTGGTGGCGGCAACAGTCTGGGCGAGAATATCAACCTCAATTTCGATATCGCTGTTTGCAGGGGGCGTGTAGGAGAATGAATTAGTTCCATCTGAAATAAGAGTAAAGCTACTTGTAGCATTGACATAATCAGAAGTTAATTTAATTGTGGTCCATGCACCAACTTCAGCTTTAAGTTCATTCAGTCCAATACTCGCAGCTTTAACATCGGCTTTTAATTCTGGAGTTGCATCCGTATAAGTAAAGTCAATTGTAGCTGTATCGACAATCATCGCACCGACAGCATCTTGAGCTATTTCGGTTACATCGGCTGTAACCAGCTGACTTGATCCAATACTGTTAGCTTTAACAATTGCAGTAATAGTTCCAGCGCCATCATCGTAAGTGAAATCAATAGTACCGCTGTCAGTTAATATTCCGCCAACAGCATCTTGTGCCATTTCATCGGTGTAACCACTCGACGATCCATTAGTCGCAAATGTAATTCTTCCATCCGCATCGACAGTTATATCTGCGTTTGTATAACTACCAGCTACAACAGTTGTCGCGGCCAGCTCCGTCGCTCCAATACTTCCAGCAATTACGTTCGCCTCGATGGTATTAGCTCCATCGTTGTAGGTAAAGTTAATTGTCGAGGTATCAGTTAAGATATTGCCAACTGCATCTTGAGCTTGTTCGTCAGTATAACCCGCAGCCGTACTCTCAATTGTAATTGTATCGGCTGGATCATTGACTGTTATCGTAATATTTGATCCAGCTACTAACGCAATGCCGAGAGCATCACGAGCCATTTCATCAGTGTATTGTGTTATATCTCCGACGAATAGAAAATCTCCATCTTCGAGAGCCGTGTTAAATTCAGCTTTCGTTCCTGAAAGAGTTAATGTAAGGTCGGTAGATAACGGTCCGCCTCCATTAATCGGGGCGGTTGTATTAACATCAACTGCGGCTAATGCAGCTGCAATAGTTGCATCAATATCAGTCGTGGTTGGTGAGTCCGGGCGGACCTGAGGAAACCAATCCTCAGGCCGCCGAACGTCTTTACGATCACGCCTAGCCACGAAGCAATTTCTCAGTAGCGTCGGCGTGGGCCATTACTTTAGGCTCCAATTCTTCGCGCAGCGCATCAAGCTTAACAATATCATTTGTGTTGGAAGTTTCCTTAACCTCATCAATCAGGTTAAGAACTTCCTTTCCGATTTCAAGAGCTGCAGGAATAATCGGGCCACCCAACAATGTTCCGGCTGTAGTCGCCAATTTCTCCACAATGTTCATGATGTTCGACATATTAACCTCCCTTAACTAGAGTAGAAATTTTTCCAACTGCAATCTGCGCTTGTGCCAACGCTGTTAGATAACTGTGCGTGTCACAAACTCGTTGTGCAGCGCTGGCTGCTTGATATGCAAATTTAGCTGATTGAATTGCATTAGCAATTTGAACTGCGCGAGGCGATCCCGGTACAATAACCTTCGCCGCCACAAGTTTATCAACTGAGGTGAGCAACGCATCGAAAGTTTGCAATGCGATGATGAGCGATTTCTCATCGACGGTTGAAACCGAGCAAGGCGCCGGAGCATTTACAACATTCTCAATCGCCTCACAACTTGTCAGCGCCAGAGCCGACATTGCAATTAAAATTTTCTTCATTTCTCTTCTCCTTCTACTGTAACATGAGCCGGATTTTCCGGAGGATTAATTACTTCGACTTTCGTAGGCTCGATACTTTCATTAGCAATGTTCTGCCGCTCCAATCCACGAACCGCGCCTTCAGCAACCTTGCGTCCAATCGAAGTCGCGCCGTATTCGCTCGCCACAACTGCGGCCGCCCAACCAAATACCGAGCCTAACGCGAACATCATTGCGTCTTTATTTTCCTGTGGTACACGCAAAACAAACAACGCTGCAAAACCGCCGATCGCCGCAGACATTACAATCAATCCAATTGTCCAGCGAAAAACCCGCCCTTCGTTTTTCTCCTCGTTCATATCATCCTCTCAATTCAAAATGAGGATTGTCCGTCTCCCCTCGTTCGCGAGGCATGTTATCCAGATCCCAATCCGCGCCCCAACGAATTGAAACTCCCACTTCCTTCGCAGCTCGAAACATAACTTTAGCAATCTGATCAAACAGCGGTTCATAATCTTTTGGCTTTTTACCAAATACAAGACTAACTGGATAGGGATAAATATCTACTGCGTGGCCAAAGCCATCAGATTTTCTACGATGATTAGAACTCAATGGATTTTTCAACCATGTTACTTTTGGATCTTGCGGTCGAGCATATTTGACTGGACAGCCTGCCGCCTTACATTGTGCTGCGGTTCGTCCTCGTCCAAAATTAATATAGCATTGCTCATCCGACCGAACACCCTCAATGATTGTAAAATCAATATTCGAGGAAGCGATTGCATGTTCCAATACCTGTCGCAGAGATGGATGCAATCCCTCCAACCTTGCTTGCGAGGCTTTACCAAACGAAAATGCCATATTTATCCTCCGGGTTTGAAAACCATAAAAACAACTCCAAGAACAGCGACAATGACAAATATAACAGCTGCAGCAGCTCCGTAAAGTTGAGTCGCACCAATCTGTTTATTTGATGTAGCGATCCGCCAGTCCTCTATCTCTTTCAACCTACGTTCAGTATCGCTTTTCAAAGCAAAATTCTTTTGTTGATCTTCAATAGCCCCGCGCCACTCATTAGTGTTTGCCATTCGATTTTCAAAGCTGTCGGCCAACACTTTAATTGCACGCTGATCAGCTCTTCGTAATTCTTTGGAGTGTTTTACAAAAGCCGGAAGGGTCCAGACAACTTTACTCATCATCTTTTTCCTTCTTTGAAAGCTCTAATATCGTCACTCGCTGTGCTGCTTCCCCACGTCCAATCTGATAACCGTCAAGCATTGACAGTCGATATTCCGCGTTTGCAAGACGTTCCTGACAATCTCGTTCGGCGATTTCTCGATCTGTAACTCGTTCTTCTAAGCTTTGACACCGAGCATCAAGTCGTTTGTTTTCATCCTGTAATCTGTCCCATGCTGCCTGCTTTTCTCTTTGCCTCTCTTTTTTATATTCAACCCACTGCGCAAACATAGCTGGCGACGAGTTCCACATTCGCCAGATAAAAAGCGCGATAAGTGTTGTGCTAGTCCAAGCCGCGACTGGAACGCTGAAGAACTGAGCGAGCGAGTCACTAAGCATATCCTCCAATCCTTCCCGCAAAGACCAAGCTATTGTCTGCGGGATGGGATGCAGAACTCGCTCGGAATGACCGAATAAATAATTGAATTGCCTCGGCACCGGCTAACAAAAACTGAGTTACAGAAATATAAAGCAAATACCAGTAGCGATAATACTCATGGATATTAATTATATAAATTGGCCAGGCTCCGAGCAAGAACAAGCCAAGAATACAACCATCCCAAAAAGTAAGATCAGAAATAAATCCTTTTAATCGCGATCGACTAGTTAAGTATAATTTATCTCCAACATTGGAAATAGCTTTAGCAAAAATAACTCCCATAACACTAATATCTGCGCAGATGAAAAGCCAAAGCGGATAACTGTCACCAGTTATTAACCAGTTAAATTCTGGTATCAGCCATGCAATACTTAACATCAATGCTGTGATATTTCTAAAATATAATCCAGCGGGCAGACCAATGAATATAACTGTGCCCCACATAATTTTATGTCCTATACTAAAAGCTGTAAAGATTTCAAGAATGTGGGGCATAATCATTTACTCGGGCTTCGGTGGTTCTTTAGTTGGCGGAGGCGGAGGAGGATCACCCACCGGCCCATCAAAAGTTTTCACAGGTGGTTCTTTATCTTTATCTTTGTCTTTATCTGACATATCAATTCTCCTATGC